ATCAGCAATAGACTCAGGCGTAGCCATTGGGCCAGTAGGTGCGGCTGCTACTGCGGGTGCTGGTTGTCCCTCTCGCAGAATCCTCTGTTGTGGACTCTCCAAGCCTAGAGACTCAAGCGAAACTGGGGCAATATCTGTCCCTTCTTGCGCTTGCACTACCCCCGCTGAAGGTGGTGTAAATGCTTGTGGCAATCCAGCTCCCCCGCCGCTACCGCCTCCGAAGAAGGAGCCTAGCTTTGACATGAAGTTGGGTTCTACCTGCGCTTCTGGCTGTGGTGCTACTGGCGCAGTCTGTGGTGCTTGTGGCGCAAAGGCATTAGGCTGCGGTAACTGAAAACCTGCACCCGTCTGATTAATGCCCTGTTGCAAAGGATTATTGCCCTGCATGATTTTTAGTAATTCGTCTGGTATTGCCATAATTCGTTCTGTGTTAGTAGGTTAAGTATATCTTATGTGTCAAGCGCCGAAGGTTAGTAGGTGTAGAAGTCGAGAGAGGTGATTGTTGAGGACGCAGAATAAGTATTTGATCCCGAAGTGCTTGAAGCGGAGCCAAGTAGATTGGTGGCATCAGCTACGCGAGTTCCGCTACTAGTTGACTGTGTAGTTACTTTGCAAAATATATTAAATTCACCATCTAGCGTAGTGTATGCGTGGTCATAGGTTGTAGTGCTTGTGTTTATGGACAAGTCTCCGTAAGAATTAATCGCAACAATAGCCCTTGCTCTGCTTGACCCCGAAATCCCTCTAGCGAATATAATGTTACTAACTATGCCATACCCCACAAATAGGCTAGGATCATCCGTGCTTCCGTTATATAGCGAAATAACTGACGAAGTCATCTGTGCATAGGCCGATGTTTGAGATATGCCGCCAGGGTTAGAGACTACACTTCTAGCGCAAATTCGCGTCCCACATACTCTTTCCATTGGCTCAGCCTTTGGATTCTCAACCTCTGTTCCGTCGTTGCTAAATTGTGTATATAGCATGTTCACCTCTTCCAAGTAAGCCGACTGGCCTATCGTTCCAGTGACCGAAGTATCAATATCAACTGTCATTGAGTAGATATTCCAATATATTTTCATGGCAAGTCTGCGCGATTCCAAAACGCTTGCGGACTTTGCTGAATCTCCTATTGGCTCATTAATTTTACTCCACCCGCTAAGCGATGTCCAGTAATCGTATCCAGACACATCAACCTTCGTTATACAAGAAGGAAACCCGCTGCCAAATCCCCCGCTAGGGTTTCCTGGGAAGTTAAATGAATCTGCTACTGGCATTATAATGGATCTCCGATTGTTCCCACTACCGTTCCGTCGTAGGGTTCCCCGTTTACGCACCAAATAACGTCAATAGTGTCACCGCCGCCACCACCACCATCACCTTCGTCAACTGTTCTATCACGGCTCACAAAGTCCTGCCCATCATCCTGCAAGTCTCGCTTGCCCGTCTGCGGAAACTCCCTTGGTGGAATGATGAAGCTAGTAGACAGGTCATGGATACCCCCGCTCTTGGCCTTGATGCCAATAGTTCCAGTGTGCGCCTTGCGACGATCCTGTAGCTTGTCTAGTTCTGCTTGTGTAGGCATTAGCGCGCAGGGATGGTTGCAACGATGATAACCTTCTTCCAAACTTGGTTGCCATCTACATCGTCAAATGCTGGGGTTAATGTGGGGGCTTGGATTACATATTTCTTTCCGTCAGGACGGTCGGGGCCACCGCTAACTTCAATTGAATACGATGCATCTGGCAGAATGTAAGTCCCCTCAAGTAGAACTGCACCGTTAGAGTTTACTCCTGTTCCGTCTGCATAGCCAGCAGTTCCAGAGTAAGAATTGTTACCACCCGTCACGACGGTATATTCATTGAACACCTTGTCTTGAGCCGTCTGCCGAACCGTAGTTAGATTGTAATTAGTGCCAAGTCCATCAACGCGACCCTTAGCCCATTCTTCTGGATTCCACAACCCAAGCGCACCATCATAGGTAAGGTCAGATGCTACAATCTCGTCGTCGGTCTGGAAAAATACATAAACCCTAGACAGAACCTCCGTTGTTACTGGTGGAATCAGACTATACCAATAACTATTCCAAGTCGTTGCTACGTCGCCAGTTGTGGGATTATTGATAGTGTCTTGGTCGTAGGCAATGCTCACCTCTCCAGGGTATCGAAAGCCGATATACTGGTCAAACTCACTCACAGGGTCATCACCATTAGCGCCTAAGGGGTTGCCGTCCTTGTCTTGCAATGTGCTTACAACAATAGTCTGAAGCCCCTCATAGTCCCCAACGTCCCGATCTATGATTGGCCCTACAGTTGAACCCTCCACTCCGAAAAATGTTGTAGTCACACGTTTGACCCCTTCGGCCTCAGTTGACTCTTTGACTTTCAGGATGCCAGCCTCAAGCCAAACCTCCTGTAGTGTCCACTTAGCATCAGTCTCAATAATCTTGTAACTACCTAAGTATAAGGTAGTTCCGTCACTATCTATAGTTGTTACGCCTACGACATTGGTGTATGCCGTGTCAGGTAGGGCTACATACTGCCTTGTAACCCTTTTAAGGCCATTTAGCTCGTAGTCAGTGTCCTCATCCTTCTCAAGCACCCAAGCGTCCGTAAGCGTCTCATAGGACAAGCGAACGTAGTGTGTGCCAGCTTGTGGGACGAACTGGACATCAGCCTCAACAAGTCGCATATCATCATACGCAACGCCTGAGTTCTTTGGATATGTCCAGCCATTCTCTAGCGCATGGTCTTGCAATGCCCCGAACTCTGGAATCCACTTGTCAATGTTCTCGTTATACCAGCCCTCATTCTTGTTGGACGGGTCACAGTAGAACTCAAGCTCCCAACGATCATTCCACAGCTTCTTAGCTGCGGGCATTCCATTGACGATTACTAACTTAGATGTCCCTTGTGTAGCCATAGTTTGATATTAAGATGTTGCGTGTCAAGTTATCGCTCTTGGATTCTAAAAAAGCTGCTTAGCTCTGCCGTGACATCGGAGTTTCCGCTATTGTTTTTCACTTGCAATTGTATGTAGTCGTTTTGATCGAGCGTCACGCCTACCAATAGTGTAAAATATGCAACGTCTCGCGTTCCGCTCAAATTATTCACTTGGCGAGTCTGCGCGGTGTAATCCAAATCTACGAATGCGGATGCGCTGTTGTCCCACTTACGAAAGCGCACTGTCAACTGATTATTCTGTGTCGATTCTAATACAAGGTTACTAGTAACTTCAAACTCCCGTGGACTGTTACCAAGATGGGTTAGGTTTCCGTCTGCCGATGCAGAGAAGTGTTCCAAACCTGTGCCAGTAAAAATACCCTCTAAGTTGTAGTAGGTCGAACCCGCAGAGATTACTGTTAATTCCTCACTGGTGATGGAAGTGGTTCCGCCAACGAATGTATTAGGCAAACCGTTGTTTCGTTTCCAGTATGAACACAAATCGCCTCTATCCATGTTTGGCGTTAAATTTGAATCGTCTGCATCATACGCGCCGTCTCGTGTGATCTCGCACCCTTGCAATTGAACTGTTCCTGGATTTGGGAAGTTTGACGGAGAAAAATCGTGAAAAGCTGCCAGCGACGGAAGATCACAATTAATATCTGACAAAAAGCGCGAATTCATTTGAAACAATGTCCCCTCATTAAACAGTGGCTCTGTCATTGTTCCCGCTAAGCTGCGCACGATACTCGTCGTAATTCTGTATCCACCCAGCCAAATGCCATGAAGCGTAAGCGATGGAGAACCACCAAATCGACCAGTGCCTTCTTCTAGTCCTTGCCTGTATTCGTATAGGTCGCCCAATGACGTGCAATCAGTATAATTGACGCGTGCCACCTCAATCGCGTTAAATCCTGTTGCGTCATACAATTCGTAAACTTTTGAGCTAGTCCCCGTCACGCTAATGTCAATGTCCGCCATGAGCAAATTGCCGCTGCCGATTGCAATGCTTTCAGATACAAACAATGTATAATTATCTTCACTGGATGTTAGGCCGCTAATGTCGAACGATTGCCCCAGTATAGTCAGACCGCCAGTGGGGACGGTGATTGATTGCGAACCCATATCAATTATTCCGTCAAGCAGATACGCCTTTGAGCTATCCAGCGTGCCAGACAAGTCGCTCGCCTGTGTCACGATGATAGAGGTTTGAAGTTTAGGCTGCGCGTAGTCCACAACTGCTCCGCCACTAGTAATCTCAGTGTCAGTGTCAGATACGGTTGTTTGAATTGTAAGACCTAAATTGTCGCGTGCGTCTGAGGCTGTAGATGCCCCTGTGCCACCCTCTGTAATAGCTAGGTCGTCGGTGAGCGTGATGCTATTAAATGTCACGTCATCTCCAGTCCCGATATTAAGAGCGTTCCTCCAATTAGTGTCCGAACCAACTCCAAAGTTTGGCTGAGACGTAGGGTCATCGAAGAAGTCGTCAATTTCTGAGGTGGAATATGCGCCTACGTCTTGCCAATTAACTTGGTGCGGATTGTTAAAGTCCGCTAGGTGAGCGCCTAAGGCAGGAGAAACTTGCTCGGCTGCATCTGACGCTAGATAGTTCTCAAGTGCATACTCATACCGAACCGTCGTCCCTTCAACCTCAGAAGGAAAGACAAACTCAAGGCGCTGACCCGATGGCTCGAGAACCTCGTAGTAGGACAGGATACCTGAGTCTCCATTCACCCATAGGGTTGGAAAGCTCCATGTTCCATCTGTCTGAATCTCAGCACTTACAGAATCTTGCGGATAGGACGCAGCATCCTCGGTGTCTGTCCCAACCGACGTGACCCGAAGCACCATGTAGCGCCCTGCGTATGCTGGATTGTTCTGTGCGTCTAGTGAAGTTCCTTCTAATGTAAATGTGTTTGCCATAGTTTTATTTTCCTAGAAAGTGTTTAGCGACGGTTACTGCCGCTTCGTGATATTCGTGAGAGTCATCCATTTCCGTGTGAGTATAGTCTAAGATCGTAGGCTCGCAGAGGGATTTGCCACCCTTTAGTGTGTCACCATCTAGTTCCCACCATCGGGCCTTCTGTATCAAATGTGATACGACTGTAACATTTTCTGGAACATCTATTCGCCAATCGCAAAATGCCGCCCATCGACCTAGTATGGTTTTGCTGCGGAATACAGGATCGCATAGAACGCACGTAACAGGGGCTACAAGGCGTTTTGTTAGCTCAGGCATACCATACCCGCCTCCCCA